GAGCGCAACATCCTGGAGCTTGCCCGCGGCCTTCAGGAAGCCGTCGGCGACATCGTCGCCGAGGTGGGCGAGCGCGTCGTCGGGGCGCTCGTACTCGCGACGCCGGTCGACCGCAGCGATCTCGCCGACGATCGGCGCGCGCAGTCCAACTGGCTCGCAGGCATCAACAAGGCCGATCTCACCTTCGTCCCCCTCCGCTCCGAGAACGAGACCATCCGCGCCGCGCAGAACGTCCTGCGGGCGCGGCGTCTCCGCGCGTCGGATGAAGTAGTCATCGCCAACGGCGGTGTCAAGATCCCCTACCTCGACCTGCTCGACCGCGGGTACAGCAAGCAAGCCCCCGCGGGGTTCATTCTGGCCGCGATCCAGGCCGGCGCTCGCGCCGCGTCCGAGGCTCGCATCCTCCGCGAGAGCGGGGGCCCGCTCCGCTTCTCGCGGCGAAGGATCTAGCCCTTGGCGACCCAGCAGATCGTCATTCGCATCTCGCAGGTAGGCGCCCAGCAGACCGCCGCGGGCATCGCCCAGATCGGCAGCGCGGCCCGTGGCTCGGGCAACGCCCTCGACTTCCTTCGCCGCAACCTGCTCGGCCTCACCGGCGCTGGCTTCGGCGCCCGCGAGCTCCTGCGCGCCGCTGACGCCTACACGAACCTGGGCAACCGCACCCGCGTCTTCGCGGAGGACGCGGCGGACGCCCGCAAGTCCCTCGAAGGCATCATCGACGTCGCCTTCGCGGCCCGCGCTCCGCTCGATGCGGTCGCGGAGGTGTTCCAGCGCTTCAGCCTCGTGGGCCGCGCCGCCGGCAAGTCGACGGACGAGCTCCTGCGTGTCACCGAGACTCTCGCCAAGTCCGTCGCCGTCTCGGGCGCGAGCGCGCAGGAAGCCGAAGGCGCGCTCCGGCAGTTGGCGCAGGGCTACGGCGCGAACCGCCTCTCGGGCCAGGAGTTCAACTCCGTGGCCGAGCAGCTGCCCATCATCGCCCGCCTGATCGCGAACGAGCTCGGCATCGCGACCGATCAGCTGCGCAAGTTCGCGAACGAAGGCAAGATCACCCGCGAGGTGATCGACCGCGCGCTTGGCGGTGGCGCCGAGGTGATCGACGCACTGTTCGCGCGCACCGCCGTCACGTTCGGGCAGGCGTTCACCAACCTCGGCACCGCGCTCTCCGTCTTCATCGGCAAGCTCAACGAAACGTCCGGCGCCGGCAACCTGCTCACGGGCGCCCTCCAGTCAATCTCGTCCTTCCTGATCTCGACGGCCCGCGACACCGACAAGTTGCAGGCGGTCATCAAGATCCTGGAAGCGGGCTTCCTGGCGCTCGGCGTCTCGGCCATCCCGAAGGCGATCGCCGCCCTCCAGTCGTTCCTCGGCCTGCTCGCTCGCGCGATCACGTTCGCCGCGACGGCCTCCCTGGTCAATCCGTTCACCGCTCTCCTCACCGTCCTCGGCGCCGTGACCGCGGCCCTCATTCTGTTCCGCGACGAGGTCATTACCCTCGGCGAGCAGGAGACCACGGTTCGCGATCTCGCCGCGGTCATCGGCAGCGATCTCGTGGACGCGCTTGGCTCCGCCATCAAGTCGGCCGTCGACTTCGTCGGTGGCCTCTTCGAGATCGACGACGCGGCGTCCGTTCTGCCGACGACCTTCAACGACTTCTTCAACGACGCCGTGCAGGGCTTCAACATCCTGATCCGCGTGGCGGCCGAGGCAGCCAAGCGCATCCTCAACTTCTTCGCGGGTATCGGCCAGGGCATCGCGGACGTCGTGGTCGACATCCCGAGCATCCTCTCGACGGCTGGCACCCAGGGTGTCGACGCCGCCGGTGCGCAGTTGGCAGCCAGCTTCTCGCGCGGCTTCAACGACAATCTGTTCCAGGAAACAGACCTGAACACGATCATCCGCGAGTCGAAGTTCGACGCCGGCGCGCTCCTCGGTGGCACCGACATCGCGAAGCGCGCGGCCGAGCGGACGGCGGCACGCCGAGAGGAAGAGGCCCGGCTCGCGGCCCTCACCGGAGACTTGACCGGCGGTCTCCCCAGTCCGGTCGCCGGCGGCCCGCCGCCGATCGACCCCAAGACGCAGAAGGCCAACGACAAGCTACTGGAGCAGTTTCGCGCGCTGCGCGGTGAGCTCGATCCGACGGTCGCGCTGCTCAACGACTACGCCGACAAGAACAAGCTGCTCAACGAGATCCTCGCCAAGTTCCCGGATCGCGCCGAAGAGGTGCGTGCCGCGCAGGCCCTCGTCAACGACGAGTTCAACAAGGCCGTCTCGGAGCTCCCGAAGGAAACGAAGGAAATCACCGAGCTCCGCGAGGCGATGGCGCAGCTGCACGGCGAGCTCGATCCGGGCGCGCAGATCGCACAGGAGTACGCCACTCGACTGAAGGAAATCGGCGACGCCGCGACCAAGCTGGGCCCTGGCTTCGCGTCCCAGGCGGCCGAGCTCACGCGACTAGCGACCGAGGCGTTCACCGAGGCGCAGGCGGAGCTCAAGCGGCAGCAGGAACAGCTGGCCCTCGAATCGGCGACCGGCTTCAGCGCGATCGGCGCGGGCTTCACGCTCGCGGCGCAGGATCTCACGCAGAGCATACAGTCGCAGGCCGGTATCATCAAGGATGGCTTCACGGACGCCTTCAGCGTCGCGGGGCAGGCGTTCAAAGAGTTCGTCGAGACGGGCAAGATCGACATTCGCAGCCTCGGCAGCGAGATCCTCTCGGTCGCGGCGAAGGCGATCGCGAAGCTGGCGGTGCTGTCAGCGCTGAACAGCTTGAGTGGTCTCGCGGGTGGCGGCGGTCTCGCAGGCTCCCTCGGCGGGTTCGCCACCTCGCTGCTCGGGGCCCGCGCGACGGGCGGCCCGGTCAGCCCCGGCCGATCGTACCTCGTCGGCGAACGCGGCCCGGAGCTCTTCTCGCCGCCCGAGACCGGCCGCGTCGTCCCGAACGAGCAGCTGGGCATGGGCGGCGCGAACGTGAACGTCCAGGTGGTGAACGTCGACGACCCGCAGTCCGTCCCGCGCGCTCTCAACTCGAAGGCGGGCGAGCAGGCCGTTCTCAACATGATCCAGCGCAACTCCCGCAAGCTGCGCGAAGTCCTGGCGTAGGAGATCCACAATGGCGTTCACGAGCGGCACGCTCGCGCTTCCCCCGGCGCACCAGACCGGCTCCGGCTATCGCCGGCTCTTCCGGCTCTTCCGGCGCTTCGCTACCGGCTGTGTGACAGTCGGTACGACCACGCGCACGGGCACGGGCACGGGGACGATCTCCGAGATCGACTCCGTCGATCCGTCCGGGGGCACCGAGACCTGGACGATCACGTTCACGAGTGCCACGGCGTTCACCGTCTCGGGTTCGGTCTCTGGCGCACAGGCCGCGGGAACGGTGGGCACCAACTATACCTCGAACTCGCCGGCGGGCCGCATCAGCTTCCTCATCACCGCAGGTGGCACGCCTTTCGTTGCGTCCGACCAGTTCACGATCCCGGTCACGGCCAACTCGACGGTCACGGGCAATGACGAGTGGATCGTCGATCGCTTCAACCCTTTCTCCACGGACCTCGAACTGATCTGGCACGGTGTCGGGCTCGCCGGCACCGACCTGATCTACACCGGGTTCCGAATCGGCGAGGTTCCGGCAAGCCAGCAATACTGGTGGGAGCTCCGCGGGTTCACCGGCTACTCCGGGAGCGACCTGTGGACGAGCCAGCCCGGCACGAGCGCGTCGTACTTCACGCCGTTCTGGGATCAGGCGATGCGCTACTGGATCTCGGTCACAGGTCGCCGCGTGATCGTGGCCGCGCAGGTCTCAACGACGTATCACTGTCTCTACTCCGGCTTCTTCCTGCCGTACAGCACGCCGGCCGAATACCCGTATCCGCTCTTCGTGAGCGGAGAGTTCAACGCCCAAAAGGCGTACAACGACACGGATCTCAACGGGTTCTTTGACCCCGGTCAGGGCACGACCACGCCGAGCGGGGCGTTCCGCCGTGTCGACGGCACGTGGCTCCAGACGCGGCACAACATCACGTCTTTCGCAGGCTTCTGGCCGCACAACCAGTTGACGCAGGGCCGAGACTGGCTGCTGAACCTCGAAGACAATGGAGACGTGTACCCTCTCTTTCCGATGAACCTGACGGAGCACAATAGTAGCTCCACGCGGATCGACTACGACGTGCTCGGCTATCTCGACGGCGTCGCTGCCGTTCCGGGTTTCGGCCTCGCATCCGAGGATACCCTTACCGTCGGAGGCGACACGTACACGGTCCTCCAGAACGTGCAGCGCACCGGGCGTGCCGATTTCTGGGCCCTCAAGAACGCATAGGAGCCCCCGATGGCGTTGCAGTATCAGACCGGCGCGTACACGAGCCCGAAGAATCTCCTGGATCTCCTGGAGACGTTCGCCGGCACGCATGGATGGACGATCAATACGAGCGTCGGCCTCGGCGGCGATCCGGCCAACGAGCAGCTGTGCCTGTCGAGCGACGGGCACTTCGTCAACATCATCGCGGACAACACCAACGGCCGGTGGCGCGCCCAGCCGTCGACGGCCTACTCGGGCACGGGCGTCCAGTTCTACGCGCACACGGGCTCGCCCAACTCCAGCGGCACGCTTCCGAGCACCGCCGTCCAGATGACTCTGGGCGTTGGCTCCGGCGTCGCATACCACTTCTTCGCCAGCGACGCAGCCCCCCGCTACATCCACGTCGTCACCGAAACGTCGGCAGGCCGCTACTCACACTTCGCATTCGGCACGATCACGAAGCTGGGCACGTACACCGGCGGAGGTTACGTGACTGCCCTCTCCATGAGTGCGTCGATCGTTGGGCAGTCGATGTACCCGTTCAGCTACGACACCAGCACCATCAATGGCACGCAATGGATTCGGGCGGACAACCTCGTCGGGCTCGGCTCGCCCGGCTGGCGAGCAGAGTGGGGCTCGTTCGAGACTGGAGAGCCCGGCGATGCCATGACAGATAACCTGTGGAAGGCTGGCCTCAACGTCGCAACCCAGCGTTCGCTCCTCGCCCCGATCTTCTGCACCGCAGAGGCTACCGACGGCGGCGTACCCTCGTCTGGTGTTCTGCTCGGGGTCGTCCAGAACGCGCGACTGGTCTCGATGGAAGGTCGCCAGCCGGGCGAATCCCTGACCATTGGATCGGACGTCTGGCGAGTCTTCCCGATGCGTGAAAAGTTCTCTGCCACGAGCACGGCGGCCTACGTGCCCGCCGGGACTGCCCCCAACTTCCACACGGCCCTCTGTGGGATCGCGTATCGGGAGTCCTAATGGCCGCGTATAACGGCGGACTGCTCGACATTTTGCTGCAAGCGAAAGATGGCATCACGTCGAACCTCGATGCCATCGACTTTCGTCCCGACGGGAGCCCTTCCGATCGCCCGATGATCGTTGAGACCCCGTTCGTAGGCTCGTGGGCCGACGTCGTTCCGGCGTATGCCGGCCCCGCCCACACGGGCGGCTTGATGCGCACGTTCGACGCAGACTGGTACGACCGCGTCCACGTGATCCCGTTGAGCTTCAACCTGGGCAACGTGCTCCAGAACCAAAGCCGCACGGCTGAAGTCTGGAACGCGAACTTCGCCAATCGCACGCTCAATGACATCATCGAGACGGACACCGAAGGCATCACCCTTACGGGCGGGCCCGGCACCCCGCCGGTCGTGTACGGCCCGCTCGAATCCTTCATCTACACCTTCACGGTCACGCTCGATGGCCCTTTGTCAATCGACGCGAGCTTCCTGTTCGATTTCGACACGCAGGATCTTGATGTCACCCTGACTGGCACGCGCGCCATCGTCTTCGCGTTCGAGCCGCAGCTTCCGGTCGCCGAGACGCTGGAGTGGCGAACCGACGTCCTGGAGTCCTACGGTGGCGCCGAGCAGCGAATCATGGTCCGTCACCGCCCGCGGCGCAAGTTCCAGATGGACTACCTGATCTCGCAGCGGAACGAAGTCTCCCGCGCACTGAACGGGCTCTATGGCCGCGTCGGCGGGGTGTTCGCCGTCCCGATCTGGTGGGATGTCCGCAATCTCACCTCCGACGTTTCGATCGGCGGCACGACTGTTTTCGTCGACACGAACTACGCCGACTTCCGGGACGGTGGGTTCGCGATCCTCTGGCGCGCCTCGGACGACTTCGAGGTGGTCGAGATCGACACGGTCTCTCCCACGCAGTTCACGCTCACCCGCCCGACCGATCAGGCCCATCCCTCGCTCACGACGGTCGTGATGCCGGTCGAGCGATGCTTGATCGCCGACGAGACGCCGACCACGCGGCGACCCAATGGCGTCACGAGCATCGAGGCCCGCTGGGAGTCCGAAGAACCCCGCGACCTGTCCGCCACGGACGGCGAGCTCACCATCTACCGCGGGCTGCCCGTGCTGGGCGACCTGAACTTCGTCGATGGCAACGAGGTCGCAGAGCCGATCCAGTCCAAGGCGGTCGTGATCGACAACAAATCGGGCCCGGCCGCGAAGTCCTACCGCCGGCGCTTCCCGCGCATCATCTCGGCAAAGGGCTGGCAGCCCGAGACTCCCGCCGAGCTCTGGGCGGTCCGAAAGCTGCTGCACGCTCTCCGCGGGCGCCAGCGATCGTTCTGGCTGCCGACGTTCCGCGAGGACTTCGTGCTGACGGCGACGGTCGGCCCGGCGGCCACCACGATGCTCGTCGAGTTCGTTGACTACGAGCGCTTCATCGACACGAACGAGCCCCTGGGCGACATCGCGATCTATCTGAATAACGGCACCACGTTCTTCCGTGAGGTCACGAACGTCGAGCCGGGTATCGGCGGCACCGAGCAGCTGACCATCAGTTCGGCTCTCGGCATCACGGTGAACCCGTCCGATGTCCTGCGCATCAGCTACCTCGTGCGGTCGCGACTCGACACGGACTCCGTGACGATCACGCACGACGGCCTCGGCCGTGCCCGAATCGTGGCGCCGACGGTTGGAGTTCTCGCATGAGCTACGTCGGCCTCGAAGCGACGACCGAATCAGGCAAGCCGATCGAGTTGTATCGCTTCGCGAATCTCTCCGAGGTCTTCACCTACACGTCCGGCAACGAGGACTATGTCTACGCGGCCGAGACCTACGTGACCCGCAACATCCTTCGCAATGAAACGGCGATCACGAGCGACCAGGAGCCCGCGAACCTAACGCTCCGCATCCCTGCGGATGACGAGTTCGTGGTCCGCTACCGCATCGGCGCCCCGCCCTCGCGCGACAAGTTGACGATCTACCGGCTGCACCTGACGGATACGCCGACGCCGGAAGTCGTAGTGTTCTTCAAGGGCGAAGTCTCCAGCGTGGCCTTCCAGGGTGATGATGCGATCGTGGCGGCGGAGCCGAGCGGCGTGGTGATGAAGCGCCCGGTCCCGCGGCGCAGCTACTCGAACTCGTGCGGCCACGTGCTCTACGACCGCGGGTGCAAGATCAACGAGAACAATGCCTTGTTCAAGTTCGATGTCACGGTGCAGACGATCAACGGTTCCTCGATCACCGTGAACGGCACTGGCATCGGCGTGCTCGCGGCCAACTACTTCGTCGCCGGCTTCCTCGACAAGGGCACCACCGAGCGCCGTATGATTCTCTCCGAGACCGTCGTGGGCCCTACGACGATGACGTTCCAGATGCCTCTCCCGTTCGCGGAGCTCTCCGCCGGCGAGGCTCTCGTCCTCCGCGCCGGCTGCAACCACTCGCTCACCGCTTGCCGCACGAAGTTCAACAACGTGGCGAACTTCGGCGGCTTCCCGTGGGTGCCGACCGAAAACCCCTTCAGCACCGGGATCGAATGATGAAGTTCAAGCCCGAGAGCTCGCTGCGGCGTTGGGCGCGGCGCGCCGTCGCCACCGCTTCGGTCATCTTGTTCCTTGCCCTCGTGAAGCAGCCCGAGCTCCAGCCGGAGGCGGGCGAACCGCAGCAAGCCTTCGTCCAGTTCCTTGTCCTGCTGGCTCTCTCGGCCGTCATGTTCATCGCGTCGCAGCTGCTCGCGCCGAAGCCGGACATCGAAGACGCCCGGCCGAAGGGCATCGGCGACTTCAGCTTCCCGACAGCGACCGAAGGGCGACAGATCCCCGTGGTCTGGGGCACGTGCCCCATCAAGGGCCCGAATGTCATCTGGTTCGGCGACCTCCGTGTCGAAGAGATCGAAGAAGAGGTGAAGACCGGCCTCTTCTCGTCGGACGACGTGGTTGTCGGGTTCAAGTATTACGTCGGCATGGACATGGCGATCTGCTACGGGCCAATCACCTCGCTTCGTCGGGTGAAGATTGGCACCGAGACCGCTCTGCCGTTCAGCACCTACGCCGGCACGGGCGCCGTCAGCGGCGTCGGCCTCGGCATCAACCAGCCCAATCTGTTCGGCGGAGAGGGCAAGGGCGGCGGCGTCGTCGGCACGCTCCAGTTCTATGACGGCGTGCCGAGCCAGCTGCCGGACTCCTACCTTCAGGGCGTGCTCGGCTCGACGAACGTGCCCGGCTACGTGGACGTGTGCCACGCCGTCTGGCGTCAGGGCCTCATTTCCGAGTCGGAGAACATCGAGCCGTGGGAGTTCGAGGTCTCGCGGTTCCCGAATCAGCTGGGCCTCACGACGAACCGCCATATCGTCTCGACCTATGACTCGAACCCGGCGTGCGCGCTGTATGAGATCCTAACGGACGAAATCTGGGCGCTCGACATGGACCCCGGCGACATCGACACGGCGTCCTTCATCTCGGCGGGCAACACGCTCTTCACCGAAGGCAACGGGTGGAGCTACGTCGCGGATCGCACGAGCGCCGCGGCCGACATCATCAAAGAGATCCTGCGCCAGATCGACGGCGTGCTGTACCAGGACGTCGGCACTGGCAAGTTCTTCCTGAAGCTGGTGCGCGCCGACTACAACCCCGACTTGCTCGCAGTCTACGACGAGAGCAACGTCGTGGCGGTCGAGAACTTCAGCCGCGCCGCGTGGAACCAGACGCAAAACAGCGTCGAGATCCAGTATTCGGATCGCGCCAAGGACTACACGCAGACGTCGGCCCGCGCGCAGGATCTCGCGAACGTCCGCATCCAGGACGGGCAGCAAGTCCTCGCCCAGATGACCTACCCCGGCATCAAGACCGCGTCGACCGCCAGTGCGCTCGCCACGCGGGAGCTCCGCCAGCTGTCCTACCCGCTCGCGAAGCTGCGCCTCACGGCGCTGCGATCCGCCGGCGCGCTGCGGCCGGGCGACGTCATCAAGTTCTCGTGGCAGCGCTACGGGATCTCGAACATGATCCTGCGCGTGACCCAGGTCGCGCTCGGCGACCTTGACGACAGCCGCGTGACCATCGACTGCTTCGAGGACATCTTCGCCATCGGCACGGCGCTCTTCAACGACGCGGAGCCGACGAACTGGACTCCGATCGCGAATCTGCCGGCGCCCGCGAACCCGGAGATCGTTCGCGACTCGCCGTACTGGTTCATCCTCACCGATCAGGTGCTCCAGGGCACCGCCGGCGAACGGTTGATCTCGTTCGGTGCTCGCCCGAATGGCCTCAACGTCAACTATGGGCTCTACACCAACACGGGTCCGTCGAGCGCCTACGAACGCGTCGGCGCCTCGCCCTCGTTCCAGCCGACCGGCACGCTCGTCAACTCCTACGCGGAGAACACGGCGGACTTCGACACGACGGGCTTCTTGATCCAGAGCGTAGTAGACCCGGCGAACATCGTCGCTGCGGTGCAGTCGGACATCCAGAACTACGGCCGCGGCCTTGCTCTCATTCAGGGCGCGACGCCCGCGGGCGACGAGATCATCGGGTTCCAGACGTTCACAGACCTGGGAGGCGGCCAGTACCGCGTCGACGACGTGCGCCGAGGGCTGATGGACACGTTGCCGGCGGCGCACCTCGCCTCGGCCCGGATCTGGTTCCTCACCGCCGGCACGGGTGCGTCGTCGCAGCGCTCGTTCACCAACACAGAGTCCGTCAGCGCCAAGCTGCGGACGGCGACGACCACGCAGGATCTCGACCTCGCCTCGGCGACGGCGCGACCGATCACGTTCGCGTCTCGCGCGAGCCGGCCGATCCCGCCGGGCAACTTCCAGGTGAACACGGCCCGCTATCCGACGTCGATCGGTGCGGCGGACGCCGCGCTCACGTGGGCGCACCGGCACCGCTCCGATGCCACGATCCGATTCCAGGGCGACGCGAGCGTTACCCAGGACACCGACATCGAGTACGAGCTCAAGTTCTACGACCATGTCGGGGCGGCGCTGATCCGCACGGTCGTCCTGCGGTCCTCGGGGATCTTCTCGGAGTCGCCTGCCGGCGGCTCGGGCTCGTGGGTCAACTACACGTACCCGCGAGCGCAGATCAAGACTGATGCGGGCGCCAGCGCCGGCGCCTTCGTGGTCCGCGCGGAGCTCGTCGCCCGGTACATCACCGGCGGCCTGACCGCCCGCAACACGATCATCCGCACGTTCACCGTCACGCTGCCGTAGGAGAGCCCCATGCGCCGCTTCCCCCAGTGGGCCGAACGTCTGCTCCAGGTCGCCATCTCGGTCGGCGTCACGCTCGCCGGCCTCGTCGGGTGGGGCTACGCCCGCGGTGCGAACGCCGGGCTGGAGACGGCCCGCGTCGTCAACATCGAAGAACGCCTCACGCGCCACGAGGCCGACGACGAACACCACTTCAGCCGCGAAGACGCCGAGCGGTTGGTACGTGTCGAGGAAGGCGTCAAGGCGCTGCTGCGCCGAGGAGGAAAGTAAATGCCCTCGTTCTCGAAGCGGTCCGAGTCGCAGCTGGCGACGGCCCACCCGATCCTTCAGCGTCTCTTCCGGCGCGTCATCGTGTTCTACGACTGCATCGTGCTGGAAGGCTTCCGCGGCAAGGACGCCCAGAACAAGGCGTTCGCCTCGGGCAACTCGAAGCTGCCGTGGCCCAAGGGCAACCATAACAAGTTCCCGTCGATCGCGGTCGACGTCGCGCCCTACGACGTCGAGAAGCGCGGCGTGAACTGGGGCAACGACAAGGTCCACGACCGCGAGGACATCGCCCGCTTCTACAACTTCGCAGGCGTGGTGAAGGGCGTCGCCGAGATGCTCGCGATCCCGATTCGCTGGGGTGGCGACTGGGATGGCGACACCTACTTCCACGACCAGAAGTTCAACGACCTCGTTCACTTCGAGCTCACCGGCCCGGTCGTGAACACCGTGTCGGTGCCGGGAGAAGACTGATGCTGCGTCGACTACTCGTGGTTCTGCTCGCTCTCACGTTCGGCTGCGTCACGCCGTCGGCGATCCGCGCCGGCGATCCGCTCGTGGCGTACTACGGCGCGATCGCGGACTACAACGGGGCCAAGCGCATTGCGCTCTCCTACGTTCTGCTCGCAGACACGTCGAAGGCGCAGGCCGAGGCGGTCGTAGCCGCGGTGCAGCGTGCCGACGCCGAGCTCAAGCGCGTCGACATGCTCCGCGCGGAATGCGAGGCGACGGCGACTGGCAAGGCGGACGCGATGGTGCCAGACGTCGGCGCCGAGCTCACCGCGGACCAGTTCTCGGATGCGTTCCGGGCTGCGCGCAGCGTCGCGTTCTCCTCGTGCATCCCGCAGAGCCGGCTCGAAGCGGTCGCGCGACTGCTCACCGCGATCTCCGCCGAACTGCGCGCTCGGGCGCTGAAGGGGAACTGATGGACCCGGCAACGCTGACCCTGGTTCTGAAGGCGCTCGACATCGTCGCCAGCGGGCTCGCGCTCGCGCCGGAGCTCAAGGCCCGCTACGACTTCTACCGGGCCAAGATCGACCAGATGATCGCCGAGGGGCGGCCGCCCACCGAGGCCGAGTTCGGCGAGCTCCTGGCCGAAGGCGACGACCTCTCGAAGGCGATCGCGGCCGCGGCCGCTCGCAAGGGGTAGCCCATGCAGCGCCCGCTCACGGTCGCCGAGTTCCTGCGGCGCCCGACGCCCGAGGAGTGGGAGTGGGCGCGCCAGCGCGGTTGGGCCGGCCCGGACGGGAGCTCCGCCTCGACCGACCTGATCTTCGGCGTCCGCATCGGCATCACGTCGACCGACTACAGCTACGTGGACCTGCCGGCCAACCGCCACGACTGGTACTACCAGCTGGGGCGCTGGTTCCGGCTCCCGGAGCACTTCCGCCGCGCGGCGGATCGCGTCTACCGGGATCTCTGCCTCGAAGAGGTGCGAGCGCATCTGGAAGGCCCGATGCTCCGCCTCGCCATTCTGCGCTGCCACGCGCGCTACGTCGGGCTCCGAACAGGGGCCCGATTCGCGTGGACCCGTCGCGCTCGCCGGCTACGGTCGGCGTGGCGCGGAAGGGATCGCTGAGCGTTCGGGGGTTCGCTCGCGGTCCCGCGCCCCGAGCCGGAGACGGCTCGGGGCGCTACACTTCCTGCCTCAACTGGAGGTTCCCATGTCCCATCCGAAGCGGCCGCTC